TGACCACCGCTCCGCCGCCCGCTCACTACGGCGCTGTTGAGGGCGCGCTCGCGAGCGGCTTCGCTACCGCCGAGCTACACCACCTGTGGGGACACGACCGGAAGACGCCGCTCGATACGTCGGTGTTGGCACAACAAAGTTCGATGCGATGGTGGCTGATAAGCGCATGCCGAAGCCACGGAAGATCGATGGCCGGCGCGTGTGGGATCGGATCGAGTTAGACATGGCTTTTAGCGATCTGCCGCATCAGGAAGAAAAGAATTATTTCGACCAAGTATTCGGCAACTGAGAGTTCAACGTTTGGATGGGCTCGCCGCCTCGATCCGTTGGAGGGTCTGATTGGTCAACGCGATCTGGGTCGATATCGATGACAGCTGATTGCGGAAATCGGAGAACTGGTTGCTATAGCTTTCGGTAATCCGGCCTATCCGGGTGTCCAGCGCCTCTATGCCTTTTTCGTTCGCCGTAATGCGGTATTCGATCTGGTCCAGCTTGGCGAGGCCGGCGCGGAGCGTCGAAATCTGCTGATCGACCACGGCATCATGCGAGCGCACGTTGGCCTGCAAATCGCGGTGCACGCCTTCATGCTCAATGCGCCATTCTTCCAGATCGGCCAGCGCCGCTTGCGACGCGCCCCATGCGACGCCGATAAGGACGAACGTCGCGAGGAACCCGGCGACCGAAACCACCGTGTTGATGTTGATCGTCCGGGTATCAACTTCGAAGGTCATCACACGCTGACTCCCAGTAGCGGCAGCGCCCGCAGCAGGATAATCAAAACGGCGATGACGATCACGACATATTCGGCCCATTGACCGAACGGCGCGGGGATGAATGGCGCCCGCCGGATCAGGAATATTACCAGCCCGGCGATCAGCCCGACGACGAGAATCGTGATCGCCAAGGCAATCAGTGCCTCAATCATTGCGGCCTCCTATTTCCAGCACTTTTGCGCGCGCCCGAAAGCGTTGGTGCTGGCAACGCCTTGGCCGGTTGGAACTAGATCGGGATCGCTGGCCAGCTTAACGGCGCCGGCCGGGGTGACGGGTATCTTCCTCCACCCCGCGCAATTGCTGGCATTCGTCGTGCACCCCGCCACCAAGAAGCTCATTGCAAAGAGCAATGCCGTCCAAGCCCTGAATCCGTTCATCAATCCGCTCCCTTTTCTCGATTGCGCGGATGGTATCTTTCAGCTGATCGGCGCGGATATCGGCGCGGCCTTTCCAATAGCCGACGCCGAATAGCGCGACGGCGATCGCCGCGACGCCGATCCACTTCCCCCATGGGCCGGTAAGCAAAGCGATCATGCCGGCACCGCATCAAGCGCGTCGGCCAGCTGCGCCGCGCGCCGCTTCGCATACCAGCGATAGGCGATCCCGCCAGCCGCAAGCCCGGCGCCGGAAACGGCCAGCACGACGACGAGCGTGGTGATCCAATTGCCGGCCGCGCTGAACGGCGTCAGCTGATCCTGAAGGGTTTGAAGCGTGCCAGCGATGCCGCCCGCCCCGATCCCGCCGCCGGTAACCGCATCGGCTGGCGCTGGCGACGGCGCCTTCCGGGCGTCCTCGATCGTGGCCTTTGTCTCGGCGCCGGAAATATGGACGGCTACGACATCCTTGCGGCCGGCGGCCTCGGCCTTGCCGATCGCGCGCACGTTCTGAACGCGCCTCGTCCAGCCGCCGGCAAAGACCGGCCAGGGCTCAAGCGCTTTCAGGAACGCCATGCGCCGATCGGAAATCCGGTCGATCAGCGCGTCGTGATCTTCGGTCGCCTCAAGGGCCGCGAAAGTGGCCAGCCCGATCACCCCGTCGATCTGGCCGCGATAGGCCGAGCCGAGCGCGCGCTGTAGCCACTTGATGGATTGCTTCGGGCCGCTGTTTACCGCGCCGTCGAACACGACATAATCAACGCCCGCCGGTAGCTTGTCGCCCTTGATCGCGTCCCAATACTGGCGCCGATAGATCGCGTCGCGCTCGGGCGCGGTTAGCTTCTGGACCGAGCGCGGCGCCAGTTTCTTGCTGCGCCGGTAGGCATCATATGTCCGCTGCGTAATGCCCTGATTGGTGGCGCCGCCGGGGTCGCGCGGATGATTTACATACCCGCCCTCATGGACGAGCACCCGCGCCAGCGCCGCTTTGAAGCTGCTGGTCGCCATGATTTCTCCGATTGATTGGATTAGCCGACGCGGAACTCAAAGAACCCGTCGTGGATCAGCCCGCGCCCGAGCCCGTCATTGATGCCGCCCCGCACCGGATGCGGCGCCGAGGGCTGCGCCCAAAACTTGTCCTGCGTCCATGTGCTCGGGACTTTCATTTCATGCATGATCAGCCAGAAGCCGTTCGGCCGCTTTTGCATGCGATAGCGCGGGGCCGAGTCCAGATAGGCGCCCCATGCGTCGGCGTTATCCAATTCGCCCGCGACCAGATCGAACCATGTCCACCAATAGTCCGCCTCGTCGGGCCGGCGGTTGCCGATCACCGCGTCGATCACATCGGCGGCGGGCTTGACGAAGCCGCCGCGCCGGAAAATCTTCTCGGTCCCGGCGGTGAAGGTGCGCAACTGGCCGACCGCCGCGCCCTCGGCATCGACCCTAATATTCTGAGCCGATGTGCCGCCGAACATGCCGGGCAGGCCGGAAATCAGATCGATGTCGTTAAGCTCCCATCCGGTGTTGAGGACATTCGGCGATGTCAGCAGATTAGGCAGCGGCGTGCCCGGCTCCATGGCGCCGGGCGTGAAGAACCGTTGCGTCGCCGGAAGCGCATTGCCGAGGAAATCCTCGGTCGGGCGGGCGATGCCGAATTCCGCGTTGATATCCATCCCGACGCCATAGAGCGGCGAGTCATCGGCCGGCCGGAAATCCTCTGGATCGGTCCCGGAATCGTTCACCAACTGCGGGTTATCGACAAAGATGGTGTGGGTGCCGTGCAGAAATTCCTTATTGCCCGAGGCCGAAATCCATTGATCGACGCTATCCCAATCAAAGCCGAAGGACCGCATTGCGGTGCCCTGGACGGAGTGGAAGCAATTGCCGTGGATTAGCATTGCGGTCGTCCGCACGTCGCAAAGCAGTCCGGCGCCTTTCTGGAGAAAGATATTGTTGGCGATGACGCCGGTCGCATGGCTGAAATCGACGCCGCCGAAGGTCTGGATAGAAAGGCACGTCGGCGAGAACGCCCCGACCGTATCGACAACAATGGTGTTGTTGTAGACGCGGATGTTCTGAAAGTCCGAGGCGACCGGCCGCATGGTGCCGATGAACATCCCGAATTCCGAGCGGACGGTCTGGCCATCGCGCACCGACAGATTGTAGCGGGCGACATTGTTGGAATAATCGAGCAGCTTGTTTGCCGGATAGGCCGTATCGTCGAATGAGAAAACGATGATGCCGGGGCCGGTGCATCCCATCGAAAAATTGTATTCGAGAACGCAATCCTTGCAGCCGCCGTCCAGATCGAAGCCGCCGCCATCCGATCGCGCCGAGCGCTGGCGCAGCACCGTGTTCTTTCGGATCACGACGCCGATCGCATCCCACGCCCATATGCCGACCGGGCCGGCTTGATTGGTGGAGTTTTCGCCGCAATCCTCGGCGAGATTGTTCTCGACAAGGCCCCCCTCGGTCTGCGCGACGATGATCCCGGAGCCGACATGGTTGGGCGCGTCCCGCTTGCCCTTGCAGCGGCGGACGGTATTGCCGCTGACGACGACATCGCGGTGCGATGCGGGATAGGTCGCCAGCCCCCAAAAGTCCGCCTCCTCGGCCGCGACGATGATGCCGCCGGTATGGCCGCGCTCGTCGTTTTGGGTGCAATCCTCAACGATGTTGTTGGTGATCTGGAGTCCGGTAAGCCCGGACGGATAATTGGCGACCGTCGCGAAAATGCCGTTGCGGCCATAGCCGCGCACCTCGCAACTATCGATCACCACGTCATCGACCTGAATGCCCTCCGCATGACTATTGATTGCCCGGATGCCGTGCGTGCCGTTGACGGTCGTGCCCGAGCCTTGCGCGATCAGCCGGCGGACTTGGGCGCTATCGGCATTGTCCAGCAGAACCGCCTCGGAATTGCCCGAGCTGATCGTGGCTTTGCCGGTGCCATAGGAATTATAGACGCAGCCAGGCCGGGCGATCAGCGTCCCGGTGAAGGTATCGCCGCCCCGGAAATAGAGCGTCTTGCCCGCCCGCGCGACGGCGTTCGCCATCTTGAGCGTCTTGAAGGGGCTTGCCTGCGTCCCGGCGCCGGTATCGTCATTGCCGGAGACCGAGAAATAGATCGCGGCGGGCAGCGAGTCGAAATTCGGTTGCCAGATGATGTCTTCGCCGAGATAGACGCGGGCGACCTGACTGGCGCCCACGCGGAGATCGGCGATCTCAGCGCTGCCAAGATTGATCACACCGGAGTCCTCCTGCCGATCGCCCAATTGATGAAGCGGTCAAACTCGCCGGGCTTCATGGTGGTGGTATCGACGATGACGACATCTCGAATAATGCAGTCGCAATATTGGGTGGGCGCCGCCAATGCATCGGCGCCGATCCGGGTCCGCCCGGCCTCGGTGCGCAAAGCCAGAGTGTTGACGCCGGCAAACTCGTCCTCGATCGCCGCGGTCGTATTCACATCGCCGAAAAAGGCGGTGACGGCATGGATGCCGGAAAAATTACGAGTGCCTTCATAGATCGGATAGGTCGAAAAGGTGTTGCCGATATCCGCCGCCGCGCGATTGACGCCCGCGACGACAAGGCGCTGGACCTTTCGCTGAGTGAAAGCGGTGTTGCCATAGGAAAAGAGGGTCTTTGGCACGGTCGCGCTGGCCGGCGAAAGCTGATCGCAGACGATCAGCACCGCGCCCTCGTTGCCCTCGATCGGCCATGGCGAAGTGCTCATTGACAGATAGGTCTGATCGGCCGAGGAGAACTGCACGCCCGGCGAGGCGGCGAAGCTGGTGGCCGAATAGACCGGCCGCCGCGCGTCGGTGCCTTGCGCCATGGCATGGCCGGTGATCTGGTCGCGCCATTGCGAAACCTTACCGCCGACAAGCGTCAGCGACGAGGCATCGTCGGCGCGCCACCATGCCAAGGTCGAAAGGGACCCGAGCGGATAGGAGCCGGGCGGAAAGACGATCTCATCGCCGATATAGGCGCGGCTGATCAGATCGCTGCCCACGCGAAGGGCGGCGACCTGGCCGGTTCCGACATACATGGGGTGGCCTAGCCGATGATGATGTAGAGCGTGTTGGCGTCCTTGGTGCCGAGCGCATTGTATTGCGCCTGCGTCAGCTTGACGATCGTGGAGACGGAGGTGGAACCTACCCGCTGCATGCCCCACTCGCGGATCAGCGATTTTTCGGGATCATAAGGACCGGAAGACGGAACGCCGTCCACATTGAAATCGCGCCAGATTTCATTTGCCGTAGCCATTCGTTTTCTCCCTTGTCAGATGATTGTCGCGGTGATCGGGCCGGATGCCGGCCCCTCGACAAGCGCCGCGCTTTCCGGGATCGCGTAGTAATTCCACACGCCCTGCGGCGCGCAGGTGCCTGTTTCCGCGAAGATCACGGCGTCATCGATTGAGGCGCCGCAGTCGGTGGATGCGTCCACCTGGAATGCAGTGTTTCCGCTGGCGGCGGTCAGCTTGAGCAATTTCCGCTCATTGCCCCAAATCCACTCGCCATCAACGGGGGTGCCGCCGGTCAGGCGCGTTTGGAGCGCCCCGGCGTCGTAATCGAGGATGGTATATGCGATGCGATAGACAGTGCCCGCCGCCAGCGTGACCGCCTGAGAAATGCCGCCATAGACGCCGAGCGCGTGCGATGCCTTGCCATTGGCGATTGACCACCCGGCGGTCGTCGTCCAGCCCACGTCGCTGGAAAATCCCGGATTGGTGAGCAGATTGACGGGCGTCGCGTCGCCATCGGTCAGCGATATCGTGTCGTTCGGCGCGGCGGATATCCGGGTAAGGAAGTGCGTCGTCTTGTTCAGCGCTTCGCCGAACGGGACGCGGTAGATGGCAATGGTGTTGAGATTGCCGTCCACGGTCGCGGTGTCGACATTCAGGGTGGCGCGGCCCAACCCGCCGACAGCTGTAAAGGAGTCGAGCGCCGCCGGATCGCCGCTTGGCGTGCCCAGCGCGCTCACCGACCAATTGCCCTCCAAGCCGCGCTCGGTCACATAGCGAAGCTGGAATTCATATTCGACATTCTCTTGCAGCGCCGGGGTCGTGAAAGTGGACGCGGTATTGGCCAGCACGCCCGACTCCGTCCACGTGCTCTGGTTGGTCCGCTTCCAGCGCGCTTCAATATTCAGGATCGGCGACGGCGACGGCTCAAAGGAAAGCTCGGCGGTCATGCCGACGAAAGTCACGGCCGGCGGCGCGGGCACCGGAATTTCGTCGTCGGTCTCGGAGTTCTCAGATACCGGCGCGTCGCCCTGTTCCTGATCCGGGTCCCATGAATAGGCGGTGGCCGGCATCGAGTGCACCTGAATGGTGACGCCGGCCAGAAGGCCGCCCTCATCGATGACAAAGCGGAAGTCGTCCACCTCGAACACGGAATTGATGCCGAGCAACGGATAATTGATCCGCACGAACCGCTCGCCGAAAGCGGCAAGGCCGCGCAGGTTGCATTGGAAGGTGGCAATCCATGCCGGGTTCGCCCGCCATGCGGCCAGCTTCATCAGCCGCCGCGCTTGGCTATGGCTTGGCGCCATATTCAGTTGAATGTCCTGCTCGATCTCACCCCGGACGGACACGTCCTCGGCATCGACCCACGGATCGGCGTCGGCGGCCTGATAATCCTGCGACGGATCAAGAAATGTGGCGCGGACGGTGTTTGCGGTCGTCAGGATGTCGCGGCCACGGCCAAGCTCGGAGAATCCGGTGATCGCGTCGCTATCGATGACCACGGCCGGCTCGGCCCACGTCCCGATATCCAGCGTCAGGCCGCCATCAGCGGTCGGCACCAACCGGCCATCGCAGGCGGCCAGCATGCGGCTTAGCACGTCGGCCGGCCGCTCGTCCATCTGATAGGAGCCCCACAGACGGTAGCGCGGCTCGGACAATCCGCCCTTGAGCGGCACCGTCTCCGCCGCGCGCGTGAAGGCCGTTCGCCAGCCGGCGTGTGCCTTGGCCGTGGCGACAAACTTCTCCGGGAGCCGCATGCCGTCCTGATGCGTCATGTAATCCCGGATCACCGCAGCGGCGTTGTCGCTCCATGCGGTCGCGCCGGTCATCGGATTTTTGACCCTTGCGCCCCGGAAGACGAGGCGGACGGTCGTGTTGATGCCGTTCGGGAAATTCCGCAGGTAGTTTTTTTGCTCGACAGCGTATTGCGTGACGAAAACCGAGGCCACGCCGTCGCCGCGATGCTCGGCGGTCCAGCTTTCCGGGAAGACGGCGGCAAGCTCGTCATAGCGGGTCTCGGCCGGCTTGCCGGTGCGGGCGCGGAGCCGAACATTCGTCCCGGTCTTGCCGGTCACCGCATCGGGCGTGACCTGCTTGTCATCAATCCAATATTCCTCAATCGCATCAATTTCGCCCTGCCCGATCGCAATGACCTTGTAGAAATGGCCGCCCTTGGCCTCGGCAAAGACCCATGTCCCGGAGGCTTTCGCCCGGCCGTAATGGCGGACCCTCGGCGCCGTCGCCTGCCGGAACGATTGCTGCACATCCTCTGGCTTCGGTTGCTTCGGCTTGTTAAAGGCGCTGACCAGATAGGACAGGCCGATGGAGAGACCGAGTTTCAGCAAGGCCGTGCCGATCGCCGTGGAGCCGATCGCCCCGAACAATCCGGCGACGGTGGAGGCGATCCCGGATACGGCGGCGCCGATTGCCCCGATAATGCCCACTACCGCCGCAGGCATTCGATCCTCCAAGCCTTACAGAGCCCGGCCGGATGCACACCGATCAGGCCAGCCTCATCGCGGCAGACCCAAACCGGCCCGGCGAGGATCGCGACGCAAAGCCGGCCCTCATGGAAGACAAGGCCCACGTCGCCAATCCTTGGCTCGGCGGTTTTCTTGAAGCCGGCGGCGCGCATCACGCGATTGACGGCCACGGCGATGCTGCCGGGCTCGCGCAGCCATTCCAGCGCCTCGGCCTCGTCGCTATGGCGGCGGCCGAAAAGGTCCATAGGGGAAAAGCCGGCGACGGCTTGGACCCAGCGATCGGCCATGGCGGCGCAATCGCTCTTGCCCCATGAAAACGGCCGGGAAAGCTCGGCCGCGAGGAATTCATCAACCGTCATCAGTAATCCGGGTAGCGGAATGATTTGGAGACGAGGCTGGCCGTGAACTGGAAAAAGCGGTCGCCAGGCGAGCGGTTCTGATGGTCGCGATCCGTGTAGCGGCCGAAGGGCGGGCGCGATCGACCGAAGAAAGCATTCTCGGCCGTCAGCGTGATTGTCTGAACCGCGCCTTCAAGGTCGCGGATTTGGGTCCGGGAAATGCGGGGCGGCTGCATGTAGCCCCACCAGATCGGCGCCGGGACCCCATACGGTTGCCAATCCTCGTTGAATAGCTGGATGAAAACGGTGACGGTCTGCTGATCGACCTCGGGCGTTTCATCAATCGCGACTTTCAGGAAATCGGCCGCCTGATTTGGCAGGCCGTTCAGCTGTAGCGTGATGGATTCGGAGACGGCCGACGTTGGCATGGAAAGGCCGTCTACGATGCCATAGCCATACATCGGGAGCCATTTCCTGCCGCCGGCCATAAGCTCGGTATTGCCATTCCAGACGCGAATAGTTTCCGACCGGAACGCCATCTCGACCAGCAAGTCGCAGCGCACGACGCTGCCGCTCATTGCCTCGATCTGGTCGGCGCTGAAAAACGACGACATCAAACATCCTCGATGAAATTGACGGTGGGGAAGGACCAGCGGCCATAATCCAGCGGCAAGTCCATTTCGGCGTCGGACGCAAGGCGCATCCGGCAGACCGGATCATCAAGCTCCACCCGCTGGCCGGCGACGGCGGCCTCGCGGGCCGGCGGCCGGAATGTCACCACCGCGACCGTGGCCGATGTCCAAGTGACGGTGCGCAGCCGATAAAGCCGCTCGCCGAGCGAGAAGATTTGGCCGGGCTGCATTTTGGCGCCGGCCGCAACGACGTTGAACGTCGCCGAGACCGCCCGCGATGCGACGGCCGAAAGAAGGCGCACGTCATTGACCGAGCCCTGATAGCCGGTGCCATCGGTAAAGCGGGTATTATCGGAATGCCCCACCGGCTCCCACAGCCCGAGCGCCTCGGCATTGGGCGGCTCCGGCTGATACCAGTGCGAAAGCGGGACGAGGATCGGCTGAATACGACCCTCAAGTGTCGCGGCGATCGCCCGCCACGTCAGCACCGCGTTGCCATTGACAACCGGGATGCCGCCGAAGGCGACTTTCCAGAGGCCAGCGTCGGACGCGACGACTTGCTGGACCCCGGACACGGCGGCCGGGGCGGCCATGGATCGCGGGGCGATATCGGCGACAATCTCGCGCGGCGGCAAGATATCGAGCGGCCAACGTAGCGTCATGATCACATGGACCGCGATTGCGCGTTTGCGATCAGCTGCGGCATGCTGGACTTGACCTGCCGCACGGCCATTGCCGCGCCGGTCTGCGCCGCCTTGGAGCCCATGTCGGTCACATAGGCGCGAATTCTGCCGTCATCATCGACAGTCACGCCGACCTGAACCGCGACCGGGGCGCCGTGCCGCGTCTCCTGCCCCGGCTTGGTGACGCTGACGCGCTCATTCGGCGAGGCGCGGAAGGCGACAATCTGGCTATCGGCGCCGCCTGCCCCGCCGACCTTGAACGAGCCGCCATTGGCAAAGCCGAGCAGGCTCCCGAGAAAGCCAAAGATTCCGCCGCCGCCGCCACCGCCTACAGAGCGAAGGCCGGCCCATGGATCGCTCCCGCCGCCGCCGCCACCACCGAACAGCGTTTGAAACGCTTGGTTCATCAGCATTTGCGCCAGCTGGCCGAGAAGGTCTTTCAGAACGTCCTTGACCTTCTTGGAGCCGTCTATAAGGCCCTGGAACGCGCTGGTAAGCATCCCGGAGACCGTGCCACCGATCTGCTGCACGCCATCGAACGCGCCGGTAATCGCCCCGGCGGATTCTTGCGCGGCGCTCAATGCCAAAGGCTGGTTGGCCATGATGCCGTTGGCGAGGCCCTGAATGACGTAGCCGCCGATTTCATGCATGACGCGCGAAGGCGAGTGCGTCTGGAGCGGGTTTTTGATGAAATTGATGACGCCGTGGCCGATCGAGGAAAGGCCGCCTTTGACGGCGTTCCACCTTTGCTGAATGCCGTTATAGAGGCCGTCAATGATATCGGTGCCGATCGCGGCCATTTGGCCGGGGATCGCTTTGAAGGCGGCGACGATTTCGTGCCCGAACGCTGCGAGGCCGGCCTTTACCACCTCCCACCGCGCCTTAATTGCATTCCAGAGTCCGTCAATGATCTGCGTGCCGACTTCCGCCATGCGCGCGGGCAAAGCCATAAAGGCCGCAATGACCTCCTGCCCGAACGACTGCATTGCGGCGACAAGCTGGTTGCGCTTTTCGATGATGCGGTTCCAAGCCGCCTCGAATTCCGCCCATGCACCCGTCACCAGCGCATAAATGTCCTGCCCGAGCTTTCCGATCGCCATCCCGAGTTCAGCGACGCCCGCGCCGAATTCCACCATCTTGACGGCGAAGTTGGCGATTGCCGGGGCGTTCTGGACGAGCCATTCGGAGAAGGCGACCATGTGCGGCAGGAGTTGGGTCGCCACCCGCGCCGCGAGATTTCCGATGACGCCGGTCAGCCGCGAGATATTGTCATTGAAGGCCTCGGCGTTTGCGCCCATTTCCTTCGTGAAAACCTGACCGAAGGAGTCGGCCTCGGCCATCATCTGGCTCAAAGCCGCCGAGCCGCCATTCAGCAGCGGTATCATTTCGGCGCCGGATTTGCCGAGGAGCTTCATCGCCAGCGCGGTTTTTTCCGCGCCATCTGGCATTGCCGCGAATTTGTCCGACAGCTGAATGAGCACTTCTTGCGACGACCGCATGGACCCGTCAGCGTTGGTCAACTCGATGCCGAGCTTCTGGAAGGCCGCCGCGACCTCGCTGGTGGGCTTGGCAAGCGCGTCGGTCATATTGACGGAGAGCTTGCGGACCCCGGTGGCAAGCGTCTGCATCGAGACGCCCGAGAGATCGGCCACATATTTCAGCCGCGATAACTCCTCGATCGGAATGCCGATCTTCTGAGCCATTTTCGACATGTCGTCGGCGGCGTCGATCGCTCCCTTTACCGAGACGCCGAATGCGGCCAAGCCGGCGGCGGCAGCGGCGGCCCCGGCCATAAGCCCGGTCTTTGCCATCGAGCCGAAGCGCGATAGCCCGGACTGCGCCTTTTTCAATCCATCCTGAAAGGCGGCGCTATCGAGTCCGAGATTAACCCGGAGGGCGCCGATGACCACTGATGTCATGATTTTTCCTCTGCCTTGAGGCGAGCCACGTGCGCGCCACCGCCTCGATTTCCTCGGGCGACATGCGACGCTTGCCGGGCGCGCCGTGGAGAAGCGTTTTCAATTTCGGGAGTCGCGTCTGGCGGGCGAGCGCCTCGATATGCCAAGCCAGCCAAGCCCGCTCGTTATGCTGGCGTGTGAGGCGATTGGCGCAGCCCTCAAGGATGATGGTGATTTCCCGGACGGTAAGCCGCCAGAACCGCGCGGGGTCCTGACCGCTTTCAACCCATGTCCGCAACAGATCGACCGGATTCAGGCCGCCCGCCCCGCTTTGCGCGCCGGGGCTTTCCGAGGGTTTGCGTTGTCCGCCGCCTCCGGGAACGCAAGCTGAAAGGCGCGGCCAATCGCCTCCATGACCGCCGGCATGCCGGCCTCACTGGCGATGGCGCCGGCTTCTTTCAGATCGACCTCCTCATGATAGTCGCGCAGCGCCGCCCATATCAGCGCGCGGACGGTCGTCATGCGGATGTCCTCGGGCTTGTTGAGGGTGGCGGCGATCTGCGGGACCGGCTGGCCGAGAAGCTCCTCAAGCTCGCAAATCGCGTTGATCGAGAACGATAGGGTATAGGCCCGGTCGCCGACGTTGAACGCGACGGAACCACGGTGTGGATTTGCCATGATCAGGGTGCCTCATCCCAAGTTTCGGCCCCGGATACCGCCACGGTCACGGTCGCGGTCATCTTGTCATCGACCGGGATTTCTTTCTCGTAGCCGGTGATGACCGCGTTATAGGTGACGCGGTGGCCATTCGGAAAAGTGATGCGGTGCTGGACCGAGGCGCCGCTATCGAGGAGGCCCCTGATCAGCACGTCACTTGCGCTGCCGGGTACGAAATTCATCTCGAAGGATGCCTCGCCGTTGTCGATCAGGCCGGCGATATATTCGCGGCGCCGGTTCGGGCTTTGCATATGCGTGGCGTCGATCCGATCGACCTCGGCGGCGCCGGGCGTGACGGAATTGACCTCCGCGACAAACGCGAAGGCGGGAGTGGTAAGGCTGGCATCCCAAATCTCATAGGTAGTGGACCAGCCGATTGCAGCGGCAGTAACCATGACGGCGCTCCTTGGGGGTGGGTTAGGCGGAGTGAATGACCGTGAATTCCACGGCGATCGCGAACAGCGGCGTGACCTCGCCGGGGTCGGAGGCGGTCACATCGCGGCCGGCGTCCTCGATGAAGATTCCCTGAATGATCCCGGCGCTATGGCCCTCGACGGCGGCGATCAGCGCGCGGGCCGTCTGCTTTGCGGACGTGAAAGTGTCGCCGTAGCAATTCGCCTGAATGCGCGATGAGATCAGGTCGCGGCCCTGATAGTGATAGGAGGGCACGCCATCGATGCGGAAAAGCACGACATAGGGGCGCGGCATGGGCGAGCCGTCCGCTTGCTTTTGGGGCGCGCGCGTCCAGAACCGCCGCCCGCCTGCCACGCCGGACAGGAGCGCCGTAATCGCTTCTTCCATTTCGGATTTAGCCCTTTGCCGCCAGCCTTGCCGCCTTGCGTGCAAGCCGCTGCGCCGCCTTGGTGATCTGGACGGCGAGTTCGTCCTTGATGGTATCGAGGACCTGATTTTTGCCGGCATCCCAAGCGGGGCGTGCGAAAGACTGCGGCCCATGGCGCGAGGTGCCGAATTCTTGCAGATGCGCGTGCGGTAGCGGCCCGGCGCCGACGAAAACCTCGGCGCTGGCCTTGTCGTTCTTGAATGCCTTGCGATGCAGTTTCGCCTGCCGCTTGGACAGCTTTGTTCCGACGCCGATGGAGCTTCGCAGATCGTTGCCGCCGGTCTGCGGATCGTCGGGCGCCTTGGCGCGCATATCATCGGCCAGCGGCTCGCCGGCCTTGATCAGCGTGCGGCGCAGAACCGCTTTGCGGGTCGCTTTCGGCAATTCCGCCAGGGCTTGGTCCAGCTGTTTCAGCCCTTCGATCGAGACCCGGACGCCAGCCATCAACCCAAGTCCTTTACGGCGGTGATTTCGAGATAGCGCGTGTTCTCGCGGAGTTGCTTCATCTCCTTGATGTTCCAATGGGCGCCGTCATAGGAGATGCGATCGGTGGGCTTGATGCCATCGACAAGGGCGTCGCGGCGGATCGCAAAGCGCGCCATCAGGAAGGCGCCGACCTGACCGGCCGCCTCTTTCTCGCCCGATCCCGAATCCTCGCGCCGCGCACGGCGGCTGACATAGGGCGCCCACGTTTCTACCGGCTCGTTGAATTCGTTCGGCACGTAGCTGGCGCGCTCGATGATGATCGTTTCGCGCAGATCGCCGGCCGCGATAGCCATCAGGCGATCCCCGGTCGGCGATATTTGCGGATCAGATTCGCCTCGATGCGCTCAAGGTTCTGGCCGTTGCCCGAGGCGGCCTCGTCGTATTGCAATTGCACGCGGACGATGATGGCGGTCTTGATGTCGGCCGGAACCGTCTCATAGCCGGTGGCAAACTCGACCGACGCCCCGGCGACCTCATAGAGATAGTTCGGCAATTCATAGGAATCGTGGAAGCGGAGATAAGACCGGCCGCCCGCATCGGTCAGAAGCGCATAATTGGTGTCGCCGATGGTCGACTCCGTGCCGTCCTCGTCTTTCCAGATGACCTTGACGATGTCGCCGACCGGGCGCAGCGGCAGGAGCATCTTCTGCTCAACGCGATCGAAATCCTGCCGCCATTTTTGCTCGGAAAGGATAACGCCGCCGAGAATGCCATCAGGCCCCTCATAATGCGCCACGGCCGCCGCGATCTCGTCTTGAAGCCGGCCGTCATCCTCGCTGTGCTGAACATGGAGGGCTTTCTTGACATCGGCGAGGCTGACCGGCGAGGCAGCCGGCGGCGTGACGAGCACCGGGCGATGCTTTGGGACGAGCATGCTCATGCACCCTTGTTCTTCGGAGCCGCGCCTTCCGCCTTGTTCGCCGGGGCGCCCGTTTCAGCTTTTCCCTTTTCCGGCTTCGGCGCTTTTTCCTTTTGCAGCACGCCGTTCCTGATCAGATGCGCGACCTCGCTTTCTGCCGCTTGGCGGGTATCGCCCGGCAAATACATACGGTCGCCAAGATGCTGCCGCTTCACGACAAACTCGGCCATGGTGGTTTCTCCCTTTCAAGGCAAGGAAAAGGGCGACCCCGAAAGGCCGCCCCTGATCGATCAGGCTACATAGCCAAGATCGCCGTAGATGAACGCTTCCGGCCGATAGACGGCCAGCGCTAGGCGTTCCTCGGCGAGGATCGTGACGAGGTTCTTGATGAAGTCGTCATTGACGAACCCGGCCTCGACGCGGGCGTCCCAGCGGTCGAAAAGCTGAGCCCCGAGCCGGAATGCGCCGGTCAGGAACTTGTCAACCGCGATCGCCTGAGTGGCGACGACCGGCAGGCCCCAAAGAGTCGGCCCGATCATGCCCTGCGGATTGCCGATGATGTAGCGGCCGGTCGTGTCCTTTTCCAACTCGATCCGCGCCCAATCAGTCGGGTGCATGACATGGCCGGTGGCCGGATACTCGGCCAGCGCCGCCTGCAACTGAGCAAGGCGCAGCGTGTCGATCGCGGTCGGCGCATCGGGCGTGAACGCGGCGGCATAGGCGGTGGCCTGCGGGATGATCCCATGCAGGTTTTGGCCAGTGCCGTCACCGTTCAACAGCTGCCCTTCCTCGACATAGGCGAGGCCATACAGGAGCCGCTGGTCGATGATCGAACGAAGCTGCGAGAAGTCGTCAAGAATCTGACGGCTCGCCTTCATCCAGTGGGCAATGACCTTCGCCGAGGTCGTGACTAGATCGAATTTCAGGTCCGACTCCGGCTTGGCCGCCGTTTCCGCGACGGGTGCCGCCGAGTTGGTGAAGCCCGTTTCACGGACGTATTCCAGCCCATTGCCATCCATGCGGCCCGGCGAAATCAGGTCACGAACCGTCAATCGCCGCTGCGGCAGGGCAAGGATGCCCGGCAGGCGGGTGGTCTCGACAGCCGCCCCGGCGGCGCCCGCCGTGTCTGTCGTCGCGGAGGTGATCGTCGCCTTAAAGCGAACGTCCGCCTTGCCCTTGCTCGGGCTGGACTGCGCCCAGTCCTTAACGCCCTGGTCCTCGACGAACTGCTCGCCGATGGTCTTTTCAGGGGTCGTCTTGGTGCCGCCGCCGCGTGCGAGCTTTTGCTCGATGTCGGCGACCTGCTCGGTCAGGGCGTTCATTTTCAGGAGAGACTCGTCGGCCTTTTCCTTCAAATCGTCGGTCATACCGACGCCCTTGGCGGCCTCGGCGAGTGCCTTTTCGGCAATCTCCTTGACCTGATTCATGGTCTTCTCGAATTCCGCTTTGACCTCCAGAGCCAGCTGCTCGGCGGTCTTTTCTACAGGGTCCGGCATAGCGGAGTCCTTTCGCAGTTAGGGGAAAAATCAGCCGCGCAATAGGGCTTGAAGGAACGCGGCCTGCTCGTTCGCCTTGCTGCCCTCGGACTCACTCCGAATGGCTTTGGCGTAGCCGACAGAGGCGATCTGTACGGCTGCGCTTTTCGGGAAACCTGCATCCCGCAGGATTTCCTCGAATTCCTTTGCTTGCATTGGGTCGCCGTCGCGGAAACGCCGCGCCAGTTCTTCGAGGCGCTCGCCGCGCCGCACCAATGCTTCGAAATCACCGTGCTTGACGGCCTCGATGCGCGCCCGGCGATTGGCCGGGAACACGACCGGGGAAATCTCGTAAAGCTCCAGCTTTTTCAGGAGGAGGATATTGCCGTCCGGCTCGGTCTCGACTTCGCGGTAGCCGATCGACAAGCCGCCGATTGCCTTTTGCAGCATCAGCGCGCGCACCTCTCGCGCCTTCTGGACCTCAAGGATGAGCCGCCCTTTGCCGTAGAGCCCCTTGCCGTCTTCGGCCAAATCCTCCCAAACGCCGATAGGATTGTCGGGGTCGTGTTGCCAGAGCATCAGGACGTTGGTGCCCTCGCGGCGATGCTTGGCGAGGCTTTCCGCGAACGCGCCTGGAAGCACCTTCTCGCCGTAGGCGTCCACATTGCCGAAAATCGAGCCGTAGCCTTCGAAGGTGCCCTCTTCGGTGAGGTTCTTCAGCTGGAGGGAGAAATCCTTGGTTTTCATGGTTCCGGTTCCTGATTTTCGGCTGGCGCCGGCAATGCCTCCTGTTGCTTGCCCGCCTCGGTGATCGGCACGTTTTGCATCTGCATGCGAGGCACATCGCCGCCCTCGACGCGAGGCAGGTTTTCCTTTTCCCGGACCTCGTTGATCGTCATCCAGCCGTTGGCCAGCGCCGACTGATAGAAGGCCGCCCGCGCCGTGCTATCGCCGCGCAGCAATCCTTCTAGATTGAATTCAATAGTGAGCCCGGCGGCCCGCTCGGCCGGTGTAAGCAGCTGCTTTTCCAAAACCTGCTCGATCCGCTTTAGGCGGCGGCGAAGCGTGAATTTCTGGAAGCCCAAAACCTGTTGCTCAAGGCCCGAGCCGAAGCTGGTCACCTTTTGCGTGTGCCCGACCATGAAGGGCGGAACGCCGAAGAACCGGCAGACCTCTTCGACCGAAAAGCCGCGCGATTCGAGCATCTGCGCGTCCTCGGGCTTGATCGAAAGCACATCGATTTTCGTCCCGCCCTCAAGGATGATCGGGCGGCCGCTATTCTTCGCGCCGATGTATTTCTCCGAGAGCTTGGTTTCGGCCAGATTGCGCTGCTCGTCGGTAAGCCACCGCTCGAATGTCAGCGCCGTCTGCGCAATCATGCCGTTGCTGAATGTCCCGGCCGCAGCCCGATCGATCGCGCGGGCAAGGCCGAAAGCATGACGGCCGAAATGCAAGGTGGACATGCCGCCGAGAGGATCGCCGCCAAAGCCGCGAATATGGAGAATAGCGCGGTCGCTGCCGACATGGTTCTCGCCGTCCTTGGTCCAGCGGTATTCGAGATTTCCATTCTCGAGCCGGCGGACGCTGACGCTATCCGGGCGCAAGGGCGTAAGCGCCGACACCCGGCCGCCGCCATTCCTTTCGATCGCTGCGTAGGAATTGCCCCAAAGCTCGATAGAGGCCGAGGAGTATTCCCAAAAGTCGGTGGCCGTCTGGTCGTAATTCGGGCTGTCATGCAGGATGCGGAACAACGGATGATCGCGCGCCAGCGTGCGCTCGCCCCGGCTGTTGGTCCGATAGACCATGAGCGGCAGCGATGCGATGGTGCCGGCCAGCAGATTGACGCAGGCCCATACAGCCGAAATCGCGAGGATGTTCTGGTCGGTGATCGGCTCGCCCGCGTCCGAGCGCTGGCCATCGGGATACCAGCCGTCCGGGGTGCGCAAGGACAGCCGCCGGAAGAAGGTCGCCATTTTGCGGAGGAGGCTCACGCCGCCGCCCCCGCGAGGCTGCGGAAATAGCTATCCATGCCCGCCCCGACCGCCTCGGGATTCTTGCTCATCAGCATGGCCGCATCAAAGGCGGCGACGAGCGGGTCAATTTTCGCCTTGCCGGCGACCTGCTTGGTAATCAGCACCGCATTGCCTCTTTGTTCGACCTTTGCATTGCCGACGCACCACGCCATGAGCGGCGCGCCAGCGTGCCAAAGCGTGCCGTCCTTCAGTTTGCGCTCTGTGCCTTGGATGACGCCCGAAAGGCGGTAGCCCTGCGGGATCGCGACGACCTGATCGCCAGTGATGCCGCGCACCGCCAGCGCATCGACCATGTTGGCGACGCCGACCGGATCGAGACCGACGCCGGCCTTTTCGGGCAACAGCCCGGTATCGCGAACGCGGGCGATGATGTCGGCGACTTCCTCGAAATCCTGCGTCGGCGTCTCGCAAATCGTCAGATCGCCGTCGCGCTCGAAATCATGCAGCCGGTCGGCGATTTCCTTTCGCCGCGAGAGCACATCCTTATGCGCCCAGGCATGCGACCAGAGCCGCCATTCACTGCGATTGCGCTTGCAACGGCCGATCGCCGCCAGCCCGAATAGATCATCCAGCCCGCCGCCATCGATGCCGAAAACGATGGCATCGGACTCGGCGATCAGCGAGTCGAGCGTGATCGACGGATCGGCCGCGCTTTCCCAATAATCGGCGCCGAGCCAACGGTCGTCGTGCAGGGCGACGCCGATTTCGACGTTCAGCCTTTGCGACGCCCACAGGCGCAGATCCTCGTCGCCCTTTTCGACTGCCGCCTGATAGCTCGATTTCAGCTTTTCCAGCGTGATCGAGCGGCCAAGGTTCGGATTGACCAGCGGCCAGACCGCCGGATCGCGCCACGCGCCGCTGCGCTGCATTTCCTCCGGGAATTCATAGAGGATCGGCAGCATACGGCTTTCTTTGATCCGGCCGTCCCGGACGCCGCGCGCATAGCGGAGTTCGGTCTTGAAGGCCCCGGCCGGCGGCTCGTCCGATTGCGCGGTGATCATGACCAGCACCGATTCCGGCGCCGGCATGCCGTTGCGAATCTGGACGATGATCCGGGCGGCGGCAGCCATGGACGACATAAGGTGCAGTTCGTCCAGCAACACGAAAACCGGCTTGGAGCCGGTGACGACCTTCATGTCGAAGGTCTTGACCTTGAGCCGGGCTTTGTTGCGCCGGTCTAAAATCGTCTTCGTATGGTGCGCGATATGGAACCGCTTGCTCAGATAATCGTCGGCCTCGATCATCCCGACCGCCTGTTGAAAGGCTTGGTCGGAGACCTCATGCGTCGGCCCCACATAGATGAATTCGGCATGGGGGCGGGAATTCATCAGCAAAGCTGTCAGCGAGACCCCGGCGCCGCCGGTCGTCTTGTTGTTCTTTTTCGGCACCATGCAGAAAAGCTCCTGCACCATGCGCGTGTCGCCGACCATTGAGCCGAAGATGGCGCGGACGATATCGCGCTGCCATTCGCCGGCCGCATCGCGCAGGAGCGGCTGGCCGGGCACATCGGGCAAGCGGAGCTTGTTGAAGATATCGACGGCGCGGGCGGCCTCGGCCTCGTCCAGGGGCAAATCCGGGATCAGCGATTTACCGGCAAGGAGCCGTTGCTCCCAATCCGGGCAGGCGAAGTTCCAGCCGGTCAATTCAACAGCCGGCCCCAATCGGATTCGGTATGTGCGGTTTCGGCCTCGCGCTGCCGAATTTCCTTTTTGCCCGGCGGCCGATCGCGCTCACCATCGGGGCGCGGGACATATTGCGACCAGCCGAAGCGGCATTGCAGCGCGAAGGTGATTGCCTTCAACGCCGTGCCATCGCTGCCGCTGGCGATCCGCAGGAGATTGGCGACCAGCTTGGCCTGAACGAGCGCGCCGCCGCGCCGCAGCTGGTCCCGATAGTGCTTGAATAGCGTGGCCTGAGTGATCCCCACGACCTCCGCTATATCCTTCGTCGGCACCGCGAAACCCGATAGGACCTCGACCATTTTCCGGTCTTTTTCGGTCGGCTCATGCGGCGGCCGGCCCGCTTGTTTTCGCTTGCTCATGACTTACCATTTTTACTGCAATAACAACCACTTAGTAGTTGCTTCCGGCCCCGGTCTCGATAGGTGTTGAGCACGCGCCAATGAGGCGCGGCGCCAACCAAGGAAGGACCTGAAAATGAACACGCCGAACCTGACCTCGCCGGAAGCCTACAACGCCGAAATCATCGCCAATGCGGTCAAATTCACCGCATCGCTTTTCCTCGGCCGCGGAGAATACGCCACCATCGAGGCGACCAGCCGCGAGGAAATTGACCAGCTGGCGGAAATGCTTTCGACCGAGCACCCCACTGTAAAATCGAAGCCGGTCATCACCGCCATTGATGCCGCCGGCAATCAGGCGATCGTTTCCGGCCAGCCGGCCAAGGCCCCGAAGGCGCCGAAGGCTGAAAATCCCGCCAAGGAAAAGCCCGCCAAGGCGCCGAAAGCCGCCGCCGCGCCAGCCGCTGAAAAGGCCCTCGGCAAGCGCGCGCAGATCGCCGCCGATGCCGAGGCCGGCATCATCCCGGCGAAGCCGGATTTCTCGGCCCCGACCCACGCCCGTTTCCGCAAGAAGCTGGACGAGATCGCCGCGCTGGTCGAAAAGGCCGACATCAAGGCTTTGAAGGCTTACCCGATCAACCCGGTTTCCTCCTCGCCGAAGGCGATGGACAAATACCGGAACCTCGCGGTCATCGCCCTTGAGGCGCAGCGCAAGGCCGCAAAGGCGGCAGCAAAGGCCGAGGAAGCCAGCGCGACGGGAGCGGCCCAATGACCGCTATGATTTTCGCCGCCGCGATGGTGATCGTCGGCCATCACGCCCCCGCCCGGCTGATTTGCACACCAGCCGGAGCCGGCCAAGAATTCGGATGCAAGGAGCCGCCGCGCTGGATTTGCAGCCCAAGCGGTGCCGCCCTGAAATCCACGTGCTATGAATGGACCGCACAATGAATTGGGATGATCCCGCCGCCCGCGCCCGCCTGATCGAACAGGTGGGCGCGGATGAGTATAACCGCCGCCTCCGGGAGCATCAGGAGGCCTCGGTGGTTTCTATCGTCAACGGCCACAAAATCCGTCGGGTTAACAGCCGCTTCGGCCGGCTGTTCATGGTCGGCGATACCGGCACGGCATTTTCCACCCAAGGCGAGGCCGAGCGCTTCGCAAGCGAACAGGAGCCCGCATGCGACTGATCCCGATCATTCCGATTGCAGCGCTTGCGCTGCTGACGGCGCCGCCAGCTTTCGCTGACAAGCAGCTTTGCCGCGCGGCGGCGCATCGCATCGTTGAATTTGCCAAAGAGGAAGCCAAGGGCACCCGCCACGAGGCGCAAATCGCCAACGCCATCAAGAAAAAAGGCGAGGCATACCTGATCAATGAAATGGCCGGTGGCCTGAATCCCGATCAATGTGCTTTCCTGATCATAGCTCCCGACAGCACCGTCCGCGCGATAGCAAGAGCAGCAATGCCGGCAAGAAGCGGCAAATGATGCCCTCAATTCCCAAAATACCGAACAGGAGCCCGCATGCGAGGGCCGGCTCTCGCCGGGTTTTTTATGTGGCATTTGCCGGCCCGGTCACATTCCAGAAAAGCACCAGCCCGGCCCCGCGCCGGGCTTTGCATATCTCCCAAGCCTTCGCGTCATAGTGCGGATCGCTCGGGAATGGCGGGCGGGTCTTGCATCGCTCCGAGAAGCTTTGCGGGTGGACATGCACCTCGCCGCCGACGCGATCGGCGCTCACCGCCTTGCCGATCTGGACGACATGCAAATTTGCATTCGGCCATGCCGCTTTCAGGCCCCGCGCCAGCACGCCCGATCCCCACGCACACCAGATTTCATCCGGGGCGGCATCTATCATGCGCGCCGCTTCGGCTATCAGCGGGACGGCTTGCGGCACAGCGAGCCCGAAAGGCAGCAATCTTGCCCCGCGATCAGCCGCATAGCGGCGCGCCCTCGCCCGAACAACCGACAGATATCCGGGCGAGACCTGTAGGACCTTGGCGCCGAGCGCCTTGGCCATAAGCGAACGTGGGTGCGGCGTCTGGCGCCGGGCGACGAAGATCGTTGCGCGCTTGCCCAGCTGGCCGGCGCAATGCGCCAGCGCCGTCTGCGCCCCACCCTCGGGCGGGCTGGCATAGACCAGTTCGTCGGCATCCTCGAATAGGCGGGGAATGAAACGCGCCTTGGTGCCGCCGGGGAATAGATCGTCGCGGACGACATGGATGCCGTCATGGACACTGACAATCGGCTTCAAAGCTCCTCGCCATATTCCGAGTCGGCCCCGTCGATCGCGCCGAATTCGACCTCGCCGATCGCCGCCGTGGCCTTCTTGGCATCGCCCTTGCAGAAAACCAGCACGTTCTGATGCGTCTTGCCGAGCTTACGGGTCGCCTCAAATTGCTTGACGGCGCGGATCGGCAATGATCCGGCGGCGGTGATCAGGATCGCCTCATTGTGGAACGCCAGCCCGGCCGCTTGAAAGGCCGCGATCGTATCCGGGACGAAGCCATAATAGGCGCCGCGCTTGTCGCGGACCTCGCCGACGACGAAGCACGCGAAGCGGTCATCTTTCAGGATCGCGCAGCTTTTCGCGATGATGTCGCGATAGGCGGCGACGAAATCGGGATAGGCCATATTCGACAAATCGCGGGGATCGTCGGAATAAATCTCAAGGTCGGCATAGGGCGGGCACGAAAAAATGAAGTCGGCGGCCAGGCCCTCGGCCAGGCTATCAATGTCCCGGCTGTCGGCGTTGATCCAGCGCGGTTCCGGGGCGCCGCATATCTTCGCCGCCTGTTCCTGATTGGCCGCGATCTGCCGGGCCGACAAATCGATGCCGAGATAGGATCGGCCGAGCTTGCTGGCGACAATGCCGCGCACCGAGCCGCCCGAGAACGGATCGAGGATCACACCGCCCGGCGGGCAAAACCAGCGATAGGCAAGCTCGCAAAGCACCGGGTCGAAGATCGACGTGCCGGTTTGCCCGGCCGCCATGCCGCCCTCGATATCGCCCTCGGCGATCTTCTGTTGCACCCACTCTTGCGTCTGGATCGAGCGAGTCATTTGCCACCGCCCACGACATGCTCGCCGCGCATCAAATCCTGCCCGAAGGTCCGCGCGGCGGTCTTGCCGTTCGCCTTGCGCTTGGCGCGCTTGGCCGGATCGGGCTCGTTGATGGTGTCGGAGAATTGCAAGAGGTTTTCGCCGCGCCCGAGTTCCGATTGGATGCCAAGCGCCAGCCACGCCGCCTTGCGCGCTTGCCACCAGCCCTCGCGAGCATTCAGCACCGAGAACGGCGGCAGGCCGAAGCGCTCGGCAAGCGATACTTTTGGCGGATCGGGCTCGGCCGGCTCGGCGAATAGATCGGCGAGGTAATCGTCATCAAAGCCGAGCAGCGCGCGGTCAAATCCAAGGTCGTCAAGCGCCCCGATTTCGACCCGCAGCAATTCCTCATCCCATCCGGCGTTCATCGCCAGCTGATTGTCGGCGATCACATAGGCGCGCTTTTTTGCCTCGGTCCAGCCGGCGGCGACGATGACCGGGACCTCGCTTGCGCCGAGCCGCTCGGCCGCCATCAGCCGACCGTGCCCGGCGATGATCCCGCCCCCCTCGTCAATCAGGATCGGCATAGTCCAGCCGAACTCCCGAATGCTGGCCTCGATCTGCGCGACCTGTTCCTCGGTGTGGGTGCGCGGATTGTTGGCGTAGGGCTCAAGGGCGGATACCGCCCGCCGTTCGACCTTATAGGCCGCCCAATCTTCGGCGTTTTCCATGATGGACTTTAAAAATCCTCTGTTTTTCGCTCTCGCTTTTTTCCCCGGCGCGAAAAAAAATTTCCGAATTGCGCGGGGGCCGGCCAGCAGGGGGGCCTTCTTGGGGACTTTTCCCCCGCCCCCCTATGGGGCGATGCCTGTGACGAGCACGAAGATGATCAGGGCGCCGACGATGACCAGCACCGGGAAAGCAAGATGCCAAGGCATGGCGTTAATCCCATTGGCCGTGGGGGATGGCCTGTTCTTCACGTTGGATTTCGGAGTCGTGCGCCCGCTTGGATACGGTCTCGATATTGTCGATATCCCAAAAGAGTTTGGGATTGCCTCGATGCGGGGTCTTATGGTGCGCGACGGGACTATTCGGGGCCGGCGCCTTTGCGGTGCAAAGCTCGCCTGTGCGCTGGCATGTGTAATTGTCGCGGGTGAACACGGCTTGGCGCAGGTCCTCCCATGCGGCGGTTTTGTACCAAGCGCGCCATGGCTGGAAGGTCCGCCGCTTCTTATCGGCATCGTCGGACGCATAGCCGACCAGCGGCGCCAGCGATGAAATGTTTGCTTGCAAAGCGCGGAGTCGAGGCATCGCATCGAGCACCGATTGGGCCGGTGCTTCCTAGATGGCAATGACGGCGATATAGCTGCTTTATAAGCTTTTCGGTCACGCTCTGTCAAATGACAAGAAAATTTTCACTCAACGCGGCAACCGGGAAAGCTCACATCTATAGCTATCTTCAAGCGTCCAACTTACGACATTCATCGTCACCTTTGTCGGCTCCGCGACACGCATTCCTCTTCGCCCGATCCCGCATTTTCCGCCCACCTCTTTGAAATAGCAGCGAATAATTGTTCGTCAGCTCAATCGGCCGACCTGGCACGAATCTTGAAAAACGATCGGGAGGCACGAAAGGAGTGTTCATCATGCCGTTGACCAAGACCAACACCAACAACGCAATCCGGGGAAGAATTACCCCGAACGCTAAGCAGGAGAAGGACTGTCAGGCTGTCATTGCACAAATCACTTTCGCCGATCTAGGACGTGGGGCTGGCACATTGCATACCGTGGGCGTTGCCCGCGTCGACATGCAAGGACCTACCAAGGAGGGTGCGAACATCCAAGTCCAGATGGGTGGAGGTACGGTCGCTGCTGCAATCATCTTCAATTCCGTGAAACAGACGACGGATCCCGCCAATCAAAGGGGAGCGGCCAACGCCACCATCTCGGTGCTCAATCAAAGCATGGACACCGGGACGGTCTGGAATTTGACAGGAACGCTTCCATGACAGTCTAGAGCGGTTCATGACTTATCGGAATCTGGTCGGGATTCCCAAATCAGCGGAATTGTGATTCATGATGGATGCTGGAATGGAGGCCAGCATCCATGACGCGACCTTATTCGAATGATTTTCGTGAACGCGCAGTGGCTGCAGTTGCGGCCGGTTAGAACTGTCGGGCTTCGCGCCTCTACTCGGCCATTCGGCCTGCTTTTGCATTTTTCCGTAAGCTTCCGTTCGCTCACCCTTGGCAGTGTCCAACTTGGGGTGGGAAGCTGTCGGTCTGATTTTGGCAGCGCAGTCGAGAAAGCGGACATTGAAGGTCAGACCGATATACATCTGCTCGGGCTGACCTCTAGTGCCAAATGCTGCGGAGCCTCGTAGACGACCTAGTCTCTCAACTTGTACTCCTTGCCAGCCATCACGTTACGGAACAAATCCACCGACTCATGAGACCACTTCCGCGTTGCCGATTTTTTCCCGGTCTTGATCCGCTCATGGTAGCGGTTATCCGATGCTCGGAGATCAACGCCCGTCTCGGCCTTGATCCCTTTAATAAGTTTATCGACAGCATTCCATCCCTTGAGCTTCAGCTCGTCGGCAACCTGCCCAATGGTGAACGGATGAGTCTTGTTGTCAGTGTCGGCAAACGTCAGGCCCAACATCGCCGGGAGCGATTTGTCATCCTGTACGACCTTTTCCAAGGTGGCGTAGTCGACCTCGACGTTCCCCCCTGGAATGTCCTTGCGAGTCAGCTTCATTAGCCTCGCGGCAAGGGAGCGCAGCAGCGCTGGATTGACTTGTTTAAGTTCGTGGCGCGCTGATAATAGCTCGAACACCTCCTTCAAGGAGGTGACGTTGAATACCCGCAGCCGATACTGTCGCCCGTCATCTTCGTCGTCTATAACCACTTCTGACTGAGAAGGGCCGCCTTTGAGTTCGGCATGCCAGACGATCTGAGCCACATTTCCGACGAGCCCAGTTTCATCCGCTGCAATGCGGCCGATGTCCTGCAGAAGCGTGCGCACATTTGGGTCGCCCAGCCCGTACCCGAATATGAAGACGGGGTGCTCCACGAAATAGGTCAAAAGCTTAGCCGCGAAATATCGGCTCTGCTTATGCCAATTGTCGTAGTCGGACGTCGTAAGGATTAAGCTCTCGGGATCACTCGTCATACCGTGGATGTGAAAGATTTCGCCGAATGAATTGAGGTCGTACCGGAGCACCCCGCGACCGACGATAGCTTCATACCCTTCAAACACCAGCTCGATCATGGAATCATAGTTGGTGGTGATGATCGCGTGCGGTCGGATATCGCGGAGGGCCGCCAGTTCCTCCTCGTGTTCCTGGCCGAAGTCGTTTCGAGTTTTAGGGGTTATGGCATCGAGATGCTCCGCAATGAGCGTTTTAATGAAAATGTGGGAGTCGCCCCCCTCAAAGAGTGCAGCATCGAAGCGATCCTTGCCCGACCCCCAAGCCCACTCGAAAACCATATCGGCAATCGCAGTGCCAATCTTGACCTTATCGTCTCCGAACTTCTGCGCAAAATATGAATATGGCTGAGCTTTGTCACCCATCGCTTCGAGGGCGAGTTTAAGCGCGCCCTCCCAATCTGGTGCGCCCATATATCGCCGTGGCAATCCAGAACCTACGAACAGAACAGGCTGTACGTCGAACTCTTCAACGATTGCTTGGATTGCGCCTGACACAGTAGTCGCAGTTTCCAAGCTCAAAGTCGCTTCAACAGGGTTCCCGTCGCCCTCGATGATCGAATTGTCTTTGGTCATCACATGCCCTCCCGCGACATTGATAGCCGTCAAATAGGCATTGAGACAATGGTCTAGTTAGGATCGTTCAGAACAGAGTAATCGGCCTGCCGTGGAACATCATTGATCTCAACCCACCACGCGAGCAGTCCTTGCTGAAGCGACCATTGGATCGAATGGCTGGTTTTAGGGACCTGCCGTGGTGCTTCGAATGCCCGAATGGGTCGGAAGCGATTCTCAAGAGCTGCCACGCTCTATGGGAGCTACATCATCCCCGGCTTCCAAGACCGGACGGTCCATTTCCGGCCCCAGATCGATCATTCATCCGCTGCGGGCGTGATATAGGACTTAGTGCCGGCGGGTGGCAAGGCCCCACAAATCGGCAAGATCGTCCAGGCAGGACCGGAGTTCATTGGCGGCGGCCAACTTGCCGCGCCTCGATCGCCCGAGTTCATGCAAGGCATATCCCTCGCCGCATATTCGACATACCAGCCGGTAGCGATCGGGATCACGCAAGCGGCACCGGGCGCGGCGCAATTCATCGGCGGCCATCAGCTGGCGTTCGGTGATCGGATCGGATCGCTGGCCGCCGTCCACTGGCTCCTTGCCATAGTCGATGGCGCCGGCACCCTTGCCGCCCATCGTCTCCCATAGCGCGCCGAACCTGTTTGCGGCGGCCAGCTGCGCGGGGTCGAGGCGGCCACGCGAGTAAAGCATGATAACCCCGCTCTGGCGGGTATTGATTATCGCGCTGATCTGCTTGGGGTTGCCGGCGGTCCCTGAATGGGCGCGGCTGTAGAATGGATTATCGACAACGACGCCGCGCAGGGAACGGTGCGGATCGTGCGGTTTCCTCTTTGCCATGAACTCCTCGGGCGTGAATCAAACGAGGTCGCCCGATTATAACAAACCCGCAGTGCCGGCTCGAACGATCAATAGCATGAGTAGGTGGCGACCGCCACGGCCAGCGCGAAGACGCGATATTGCGGGATCATTTGACGGCCCTCTTCAATCTGACGCGAGGGCTGCTTCGCGACGGCGGGCCTTTTTGGGCTCATCTGAGAGGCCGCCTGAATAGCCTTGAGCTTGCGGGCGCGCACGGCAATCTGATGCATAAGTTAATGGACAAGCTCGGGGTCCTCATCATTGTCGAAAAACGCGCCGAGAATATGGTTGGGCGTGATGCCAAGCTCCTTGCAGATCAGGATCAGCGCCGAGGCCGAGATCCGGTTGGCGCCCTTCTCGTATTTTTGCAATTGCTGGAACGTGATCCCGAGCTTTTCGGCAAGCGCTCCCTGCGACATGCCCCGGAGCAGCCGGAATTCCCGTACGCGGGCGCCTATCTTTTGATCAATGTCCGTGGTCTGGACTTTCAAACTCTGTCTCATGCTCCGCCCTTTCATTGCAGGAAATTTCGCATCCTGCCTTCCATAGGCCCGAGGCTGGGATCCTCTTCCACGCGCGGACCGAGAATATATTGGGGCGACCGGGCAGCGGACTGTGACGAGGAAGCGGGTCAGATCGAAGCCCGCGGAAAGGCAGCAGCACATCATCTCGCTCATTCTTCTCCGTTCAACGCGCAGCGCTTGCCCTTACGCGTATTCCTTTCAATTCGCCCTTTCGGCGCGCTCGATGGTTGAGATAACAGTTCGCTGTGTCAATATTGTTTTCGATCAGATTGGCATCTATCATCCGGCAATTATGACAGCAAGCGAATACAAAACCGCGCTCGCCGCTCTCGGAACGGGTTTCAGATGACCGCAGAATCCCTGCGAAAAGGGCTTCACACCTCTCAACGCTACGCGTTCCAGGGCTCGCCCCGGATCATCGGACTCGCGCCTGAGGCATTAGCCATAAAAACTGAGGGGAAAAATTCGCATGGTAGAAAATAATATTTACCTGACTTGGTCGAACGAGCATTGCCGCTGGTGGGGGCCGGGTGGTCATGGATATCTGAAGCAAATCGCCGACGCTGGCCGCTACAACGAAGCCGAGGAGCTGGAAATCTGCACCAATGCTATGCTCGGCCGCCGAGGCGACCGTCCTTTGCCGGAAACGCCTGTCCCCTTGAAGCTGGTCGACTTCGCGGGGGGCGGTCTAAAGCCCTCTAACCCGGCTATAATCCCCAGCCGCTGCCGCAAATCACTTCGAATTCCGGGTGGCTGATCGCAGCAGAGCGTAGCGAAAACCTGCGAGAGAACGCTGCGCTAGTCGGAGAAATGGCGGGAAAACCCCACGTACCCGCCGCCCTGCACCCCCTCGAACAGGGCCGACTATGGTTCACCCGGAATGGCCGAGCCCGCCCCATGCCACATAGGCGGGCTCGGCCGCAATTCTCAGTAGACAAGCGGATGAGCAGCTTATGCCCGAGCGAGCGGAAATCTGCGTCGGGGCTTAGGGGCTTATTTCCTCCGCCACGATCGCGTCCACGATTTCCTGCATTCTCGCCAGCGCGGCATCATGCGAGTCGCCAAGAACTGATAGCGGTGTTTGGCGGGATCAGCGGCCGATAGCCGCTTCCATGGATCGGCGCGTCCTTGGGGATGAGCCGTTCCGGGTCCAGCGCTTGCAGGACGAATTCATGCGTGGCGCCGGGCATTAGAAAACCACCGTCTCGGCCGCGGGGCCGACGTGGTCAGATCGTAGAGCGAGAGCAGATATCGGCTCCAGACCAGGTGCGCCCATGGCGCGTCGATGATCCACGCGGCGCTGCTTTCCGCTTTCGAGTCGTCAAATTCGCCGTTGTGGTGCCGGCGGCGCAATTTCTTCGGCCGCTTTGTTCCCGAATCCACATCCGTACTGGACGTGTTCTCGCGCCGTTCCGCCAGCATTAGCTCTTAATCTTGCAGTAGAGTTTCCACTTTCAGCAGACAGGGAAACTGGTAAGCCGCGTGGCTCATAACCACGAAAGACCGGGTTCCCAGGCCTGCAACCAACACACAAAGCGGCCCCCCCGTTTCATCTTAGGGGCGTCTGAGGAACATCCGGGACATCGGGCGGCACCTCATTCTCTGGGACGAGCCCCCAGTATGCTCACCAAGAGCGATGCGGATGAGATGAGTACGAGGAAGGCAACGCCGGCTCTTCCTCACATTAGATAACGTTAACATGGTTGGAAAAAGCCTCAGCCAAGATGGCCAGCGCGAGTGGGATATTGTAAAAGGCGATTAGAGGTTAGCGCTCAGCCAGCCGCCTCCCCATGTAACTAGTCCCGTTACCGCTCGAAGAAGCGCACCGAACGGGCTACTCCCACAGAAACAGGTCAATGTGCTACCGCGAGGTCACCATGTGCTACCGCGTCGTCGAATACGATTCAGGCCCTACCGGAATGTCCGGCATGGATTTGCTCATAAGCGAGTGGGAGGCCAAAGGCTATTCGCTCCAACAGATAGTGCGCGGAAGCGCACAGCAATGGGTTGCTCTTCTCTCTTAACGACGGCGTAGAGCAGCCCGGTAGCTCGCCAGCCTCATAAGCTGGAGAGTCACAGTTTCCAAGCCTGTCGCCGTAACCATATCATCCCTCACCATCGGTGGCGGCTTTTTCGTTTCAGGAGCGTCAATGAAGACCCCTTCCCAGAAGAACGACCAGCCTACCCCTGAGGGCCCGTACTGCATCCGCTTCTATAAGCACTACGCGGATTCACCAGCGTGGGAGTTGGTGCCGCAGGCATTGACTTACCTCGAAGAGAGTGGGTTCGCGATCGGGCGCGGGCCGCAAACTCCGCCGCTTTTCACGGATTCCTGCATGGCAGCCATCGGTAAAGACGGCAAGGCAATCGGCTTCCTCACCTGCGACTGCGACGGGGAGAGCTGGTATATCTCGCTCTCCTACGTGGTTCCCGAGCATCGACGGAAATATATCCACACCGCTCTTTTCGATGCTCTCCGCAACAAAGCCAAAGAGCAGGGAAATGTCGATTCAATCACCTGCTCTACGCACGCCAACAACCTGGCCGCCCAAGCAGCATTCGAAGCGCAAGGTAGGACAAAGGAATCCATCACGTATACCTATTGGCTGAAGGACGGCAGCGACGGCAAAGAGCCCACTGAGAGCGCAGCAGCGCAATCGCCGGGCCGTGGCTTTGAGGAGATGAGGATGCCCGAATACCTAGTCGAGTCCTTCGATACCGGCCTAGACGGCCCCAAGAGCATGCAAGCCTTCATCAACGAGAAGGCGGCCGAGGGGTATTCGCTCCACCAGGCAATCGAGCGCAGCCCGTGTCAGTGGGTGTTGATCTTTTCCTCGCTCAGCTGCGGGCAATGCCAAGCCACATAAGCGTGAAGGCAGAGGGTGCTGCTGGAAGCCTCCTGATGGAAAGCCCGACAATGAAACTCCGATATGCCCGACGGCGGAGTCGCAAGTGACGCCAGATCATCCGCAAACACGTCAAGAAACAGGGAAACTCCAGTGAAAAGATCACCCGACAATACCGTCACCGCAGGTCGTCCGGCGTGGCCAGAATTTCGGTCTCGCTGGCTGCGCATAATACTTGCTGGGACCGCGCTGGCCCTGGCGACGACTGCTCTTGCTCCGACCGCAAGCGCCGCCAGAGTCTTAGTTATCGAGCCAACCGTGTGTGAGCCTGAGGACAAAGTCTGTGAGGTGCGCCGTGAGGCAGAACTCCAGGACTTCGCGGAATGGTGCAAAAAGTATGGTACTTTGGAGGGTAATGGGTGCGTAATGAAGGAGTAGGTGGCCGTCCGGTCCGCCGGACGAAGGATGCCGCCCCGGCGTGTCTTGGCCTTTGCCTCGATCTATGACAGCGATTCGCAACCAGATGCGGCGCGGGTGGGCAGCGTTCAGATTGATCGGGTCATGCGCTTCAATGCGCATGGCCCCCAAGGGCTAATCAATGGCAAGGCTCCCGGTCTGCCATCACGTTTGAACAATCACCAGCACGAGAACTGGCTCTCAGTCCTAGCTGACAGCAACCTGAACGCTGCCGCGACTCACTTATCTCCACAGCTTCCTCCGTTCGGTTCAATGCTTGAGGATGCGAGTGCGCAAAAGCGCCTTGCTTGGGTTCACTGGGTCGATACTGAAATCGGGGGGATCGTGGTCGGGCTGATGGTGGCGCTTCGCGCGCGCGACTCCGAGTCTAGAGCTACAAGATTCTTGCTTATTATGGACTCTGGATTCTGGAGTCATGCTGCGAGCATTGCTTGTGCCGAATTCCTCTTTAGTTTCAGCACCTTTCGACCAACGAGCGGCTGACATCTTTTTTCCCTTTTTGCTCCACTTTTCTTCACGTACCATTTTCCGGGAGTAGATCGTGCCCCTCGAATTGACGCTAAAAACGCCCGCTTTTTGCAGTTCGGCTAGCAGCTTTTCGACCCGCCTGGGCGTGCCGTTTGTCAGCGTGGCGAGCGTCTGTGCATCGACCTTCTGGCGCCCTAGCTTGAGATGACCGCGAGGCTTGGCGGCGTCCATTAGGCAAAGCATGTCCATCCAGAGGCCGCGCGCGCCATAGCTGCATGTGCGCAAGGCGGGGTCTCCGAGCCAGTCGGACGGATAGAAGCGCATCCACCGTTCCGCGGTCATGCTGCCGCCTCCGCAAATAGGAGGCGGACTTTTTGCGAGCACGTCGCGGCCCATCTGGCGATGCATGCGGCCTCGGCCTCGTCCTCGTTCCCGGCCGTGATCCGAAGCGCCTTACAGTATTGCTTCGCTTGCGCCTTGGCGTCGGCACGAGACAGCTTGCCGCCGCCCTTGCCATAGATCGCCGCGCGCCATGTGGCCGGCGGGACCGATTCATGGGGAATGCGGTAGCTGATCGCCTCCCCCCGGATGATGCCTTGGATTTCCGGCAATAGCAGCTGATCGGCGTTGACCGTCCAGACGGCGGGATCATCGCCGCCCAGCCCGAGCAAATTGGGGTTCGGCTTCTTGGGATAAGCCGAGATGCGCCGCCGGGCGCGCTCCCACACGATGAAATCGGGGCGGCGCTCTTTCGACCCGACCAGCCGCTTGAACTGGCGCGCGAACAGTTCGCATTTTTCCTCCGGATCGCTCGCGTCCTTGCACGAAAACGAGCCGCAACGCATGTCGCGCTCGTCACCGGGGTATTCGTAGAGCGCGAATCCGGTGCGTGTTATGGACTGGTCGAGGCCGAGGATAAGCATCAGGCTACCGGCGCCCTAAGACAGCGGCGTAAAGCTCATCAAGAACCGCCGCTTCGTCTAAAGTTTCCTCGCCTTTGCGCCGCTTGTACTTCCGTGCGTCGTCCAGCCATGGAGGATTTGCTATCAGGATAGGCACCGGGACATATTGGCCGAGCGATTCAACGTAATGCGCCGCCGCCTTGAGCTTGGCGACGATCGGAGTCAGCGGCTCGGGAATGTCGAGCTTGAGTTGCCGACCGTCGGCCGGTGGGGTCCGCTTGAAATGCTGGGCGATGAATGCCACGACGCCATTCCGCAACATAGCGTCGGCGCCCTCGATCTCGGCGGCGGCGGTCGTCTCGGGGAAGGCCTCGCGTATGATCTCGTCGGCGACGGCCTTGGCATTCAAGCCATGCACAGCCGCCGCCCGGTTCACCAAATCGAAGAAATTACGGAGCTTGTCGTTTAGCATCACAGTTCCTCCAAGAAGCGGCCCAACGCCGCAGCGCATTTCCTCACGGCGGCGATGTTGGCCGCCTGATCGTCCGTCCGCTCGACCATGCCGCGCCGCGCAAGCTCCATGTTTTCGCCTTGGGCCGTCCATTCGCTGAGAGCGCGGCAAGCACCGTAAAGATGCGTCCATGCCGCGCCGGCTTTGGTAGGCGCGCGGTAGAGTGGGTTCTTTATCGATGGTGCCCGGCCGCCGATTTTCGCGGCCTCGATCACCTCGCGGCGAAGCGCCGCCCGCGTCGGTTCTTGGCGGGCGGCCACCTTCCGATCCAAAGCGCGGCGGACGAGGCCTGGCTCGGCTTTTTCGGCGTCCCGGATCAAGCGGGCTTCGTGAACATCCTTGCGGGAAAGGCCGATGTCAGCGGCGGTGACCTTAATGTTCCCATCTGGAACATTTACCGGCTTCCCCTTTCTCGCGACTTCCCCCCGCTCCTGCGCAGCGTCGTATTCATTGGCGAGCCGGCGTTTGGCGAGGCTTTCGATTTCCAGCGCATCGGCTTGCGCGCGATGCGCGGCGGCGATCAGCTGGTCGTGTGCGCCCTTGGCCTTGGCAAACCGGGCCGCTTTCTTCGCCGCATCGTAGGCCACAGACGCGGAATAGCTGGCCTCAAGCACCTCCGCAGCGCTGACAGCGTTCGCAAGCTGTGACGCGGCGCGGTTGACAAGGCTCGGGAGATTTTCGTGAAAGTTCATTGCGCCGCCTCCACGTAACTTTTTGCGATTTCGTTTGAGGGGCGGCCGATGAAATGCGGGCCGCCAGAATGCCGGCGGTCGAAGCGGTGCCACGCACAGGAATCCTTGGCTTGGTGCTTCGTGCCCGGTATCCACTTGAGCCGGCCGACAGCGACGATGTGGGAGCAATAATCGAGGTAGGACGCCGCTTGCTTGGTGTGCGCCCAATCGGCATCAAACAGGAGCCATGTCGGCAGGATATCGGAAAAGCGCTCAATCATCGGATGGAGCACCGCCCGCGTCCACGGCGGGTTCGTCACGATGGCGTCGGCGCCTTGGAAAATGTTTTGATCGCAGGTCAGGGCGTCGAAGCCGTCGCGCAGATCGCGGGCAAAGGCGCAGAGGAAGCCAAAGCTGCATAGATGCGCGACCAGATTGCCGGCGCCCGCGCACGGCTCAACAAAGGTCACGATCCCCTCGGCGCGCAGATGCGGGATCACCGGCATTACCCCCTTCAAGGGGGTGGCGTAATCGTCCGCCTTGCGCCGGGGGAACGAGGACCGCTTACCCATGGCGCGGCACCCGAGGCTGATAGCCGATCAGTTGATGGTAGGGGCACCATTTCTGGCCCTTGCGGGTGCCAGCGCCGCAAAATAGGTGCTGATCCGGGGCGGCGCTATGCGGGCTCACCGGCCAATGGCAATCGCCGCGCTTCAATTCGGCCAGCGGCACGAAGCGCATGGGCGGCGGTGGCAGCTGGACGACCGGCGCCGGGGCGGTTTTGACTTTCGCGGCGACTTTTTTCACCGGCCACCTCCTCGGGCTCGCGACTTTGGGCGGGCGCTTCATCAGCGCCCTTAATCGGTCATTGCGGAAAATCCGGCCGATGGCCGCGCCTCGGGAAATTCCCATCGCTTGGCCGATCTTCGCGGCCGACCAGCCTTTTTCGAGCATGCCGGCCACCTTCTCGCGGTCGGCCTCTTTCCAGATGACGTTCTCGGGTTCTCGATTTGGCATGGCGGGGCCTCCTATTCGGCGGCCTCGGCCAGATCGGCCTCGTCGTCGTCCTCGGGGTCGTTTCCGCCATCAGCTGCGGCCAGATCGGCGGCTTTCTTGGCGCGATCGGCTTGTTTCTTCTCCATGGCGGACTGAAGGTTGGCGGCCATTTCCGCCTGCGCCTCTTTCCAGCCCTTCGCCCACGCCCGGCCCTGCGCTGAATTCTCGTCGTAAGGATTGGTGTTTGGGCTGGCGGCTTCATATCCCGCCCTTTCGCCGTCGCGCCTCGCGCGATCGACGGCCGGCTCGCGGTCGAAATCGAATTCCGTTTGCGCGCCGATCGGCAGCGCGAAATATTGTCCGATCTGTGCCCGACGCTGCTGTTCGTTGATAATGATCTGCGGGTCCTCGATCTGCGCACAGCGAAGCCCGAAATCGATGTCGGCGAGGACGATGCCGTCCGCCTTGGCTTGCTTTCGGAGCGCGAGCCGCTTGGCGTTCTCAGCCTTGCATATATCGGTTTGTTTCAGGATTTCGCCGAAGTGATGCATGAAAAGGGCCTTTTGCTCGGCTGGCGTAAGGTCCTTGGAATTGTCGCCGATGGTGGCGGGCATGGGTGGCCTCCTCTTTGGGTCCAAGGGGCGGCCACCGCGTCAGTCGAGGCCGCCATGGAGGAAAAGGAACCCCAGCGGCGCGGTGACCTTTTTCCCGCCGGCCGGGGCAAGGTGCGGCCGGCGGAACAGAAATGGCGGCTATTCCGCCGCCTCGTTTGGCGCCGGCCCGAAAATATCCGGGCGCAACAGATGGCAGGAGATGCCGGTTTCGAGGGAAACCCGGCGGGCGTGCTTGTAGGGGACGACCTTCCAGGCATCCACCGCTTGCCGCGTTATCCCGAGCATCGGCCCGAGGATGCGCGATCCCCCGGCCCTTTCCTTTGCGAGCTTGCAAGCCGCGAACGGATCATTCGGCAAAATCTCTTTGCGTGTGCTCATGCTCCAAATGAAAACAATATTTGCACGACGGATCAAGACATTTTGAGAATTCCACGGTGACAAGTTAAGCTGGCGTGTGGCATGGTTGAACTTAGGTGGGGGAAATGCACCTGTGACGAGCGGGAAAAGGCGATTAGGGAGCCGCGCTGAATCAGCGGCGGGTAAAAGACGGGAGGCAGCTGAAAAGCATGCAGAGCTTGTCGAGCTTGGCAAACGCATCAGATATCTCAGGAAGGAAATACTCGGCTACCAACGGCAATCCGACTTTGCTGACCGCCTTGGGGTGACCCGAGGGGCCGTAGGAAATTGGGAGATCGGCGTCGGAATGAAGCGCGATCACCTGATAACGATTGCGAAGGAATTCAATATTTCGTGGCTCTGGCTTGCCGAGGGAAAAGGCTCCCCGATCGCAAAGCCGAGCATAGATTCAAAGCTGGAACTGCTGCCGCCGGAAGAATACGAAACGCTCTATGAGCACTTTCAGACCATGATTGATAACCGGCTGCGGGCATTGGGAAGGAAAGAGAGCGGGGGCGACGAAGACTCGGGTCCGCCCGAGGTTGAAACAGGGGATTATTCACAGCGGCGGAAACCAAAATAATGAGAGGTTATATGCGGTTATGGGTAGACTCTTGGTATCGGAAATTGACTCAGAGGATGGACTCCCCCCAGCTCTGACAGACTTTCACGTCGTTGCCGTGGGCGACAATTTCGTCGCCCATATGCAGACGGAGGACGGCCAGCGTATGGCCGTCCTGATCCGATCGTTCGACGACGCCGCTTGGCTCCAGCATGAGGCCAGCCGAGCCCTCGCAGCGATGATCTCCAACGTCCGCAACGCACCCTACCCCGCCATGCAATTCGCCGAGGTGATCCGGCGCTCCGCGCGCCCGGATGTGCACAAGAGCCATGTCCGGTATAACCCCGCCACTGAGCAATTCAATTATCACCTTCACTTCCCCCGGCGCGCGCCGATCTCGATGACGCTGACCGACGCGGACATCGACATTATGCGCGCGAAGCAGCAGGCCGCCCGATCCATCGCGCGCGCCGATCGATAATCATACCAACGGATATCTTGACGCCGCCCGAGGCCGCCAGACGCGCTTCGGGGGCGAGTCTCCGCACCGGACTGACTCAACGTTAGCCAGCGAACCGACTCCTCCGTTTTTGCAAATAACATTTGCACCCCTCTTGTGAGGCTGTGCAAATATTGTTTTCATAAGGGCCCCCATAAAAGGGAGGACTTCATGCAAAACGATTGGGATAAGTGGCAGGCCGCGCTTGCCGATCCGAGCAAGATTGGCACCGGAAAACTCACCATTCATCCGGGCGAGCCATGGACCGGCTATTTCCGCGTCCGCCGCAAGGGCGGCGATTGGGAGCCGGTGCAGTTTTGGCGGGGCGCTGACGGCGATTGGTACGCGACGCGATCCGGCCGCCCCGTCGATCGCGAACAGATCGAGGATTTGTTCCTGTGGGCGGTGAAGAACCCCATCAGCGAGGAAGCGTTTGACCGGGCCAAGGCCGGCAACGGATGGGCCGACGAGCCCGAGCGCCCAGCCGCCGGCATAGGCCATAACAGCGGCGCCGAGGCCGATGAATACGAGGCCCTGCGCATCGAATGGCTCGGCGAAAAGGAACAGGCCCTCACCTTCCTGAAAAAGCCGATTGCCAGCAAGGAGGAAGCCGACAAGGCGGCGATATGGGCGCACCGGCTCAAGGATATCGCCAAGAAGGCCGACAAGCTGCACGCCGAGGAAAAGGCGCCGCACATCGTCGCGGCGAAAAGAGTCGACGCGAAATGGCGCGAATTGCGGGAGGAGCCCGAGGGGCTGCAAAAGCTCCTGAAACGGCATCAGCTCGCGTGGCTGCAAGAGCAGGACCGGATCGAGCGCGAGCGCATCCGGGCCGCCGCCGCCGAGGCCGAACGCCTACGCCGCGAAGCCGAGGAATCTTTGAGCGAGGCGAAAACGCCCGAGGCCGAACGCGAGGCCGGCGCCAAGCTCGCCGCCGCGAAGGAGGCCGAACGCGAGGCCGAGTATCGGCGCCCGCAGGCCGGGCGCACCGATGCCAAGACATCACTACGGACCCGCCGCGTCGGCCGCATCATCGATGCCGACCAATTCCTCGCCTCTATCAAGGATAGCGCTGAAATCAAGGAGGCATCCGAGAAGGCTTGCCGGCGCTTGGCGAAAGCCAATGTCCCGGTGCCTGGAATGGAGATTATCGAGGAAAGGACAGTCGTATGAACCAGCTTGCAAAAGCGCCGCGCCGGTCTGTGCTTGTCGATATGGCCGCGCATTTCGGCATGGAGGCCGATGCCTTCGAGATGACGGTGCGGGCGCAATGCTCGCCGACCCCAAAGAAGGGCGAGCAATTCCGGCCGCTGACCCGCGAGGAATTTGCCGCCTTCCTGCTGGTCGCCAAGAAATACGATCTCAATCCGCTAACCCGCGAGATTTTCGCCTATCCGAAGCGCGGCGGCGGCGTCGTGCCGATCGTCTCGATTGACGGGTGGATAAACCTCGTCAATTCGCATCCGGCTTGCGACGGCTTTGAATTCACGTGGGAGCGCGACGCCAACGGCGATCCGATTTCTTGCACGTGCATCATGCATCGCAAGGACCGAAGCCACCCGACCGCCGTCACCGAATACCTCGCCGAGTGCTGGCGCGACACCGAACCATGGAAAATGAAGCACCGCATGTTGCGCCACAAGGCGCTGATGCAATGCGCCCGCTATGCCTTCGGCTTTGCCGGCATCTACGACGAGGACGAGGGCCGGCGGATCGCCGAAGATCAGAACATTGCCCTATTGCCGCCAGCGCCGCGCGCGCCGCGCATAGGTCAGCAGAGCCCTGCTGGTGAAAAAATCCAGACGGCGCAGGGTGACGCGACGGAGGTCGAGTCAGGGACCGGGCAGCCGCCGGTAGACTCGGCCTCCCCCCTTGATGACGAGCCCGACCCCGATCGCGAGGAAATGGGCGGCGTCGATGCCGACGCGACCCCCGACGCGGAATTCTTTGGCGAACTGCGCGACCGGCTGGCCGAGGCGAAAGATGCCGCCAGTGTGGAGGAAGTCTGGACCGAGCTTGATCCCATGGCGCGGTTCGAAGGCTCCGACCTTGATCAAGAGATTTGCCAGAAGATCAAAGCGCGCCGTCTGCGCGATCTCGAAAAGGAGGATGCAAAGTGAGACCGACGTTTGACAATGCCGCCCTGATCGATTGGTTGGCCGCGCAGGACCCGGAGCAATATTATGATTACATCAGCTGCCGCGAGTGCTTGCTGGCGCAATATCTCCGCTGCCGTGGCTTCCCCCATGCATTTGTCGACTCCCAACGGGCGCATCTGCGCCGCTATGGGCTGGACGCGCGCGATTTGCCGCCTGGCTGGAACCAAGCAGCGCAGCCCAAGCCATGGACGTTCGGCGCCGCCCTCGCCCGCGCAAGGGAGGTGCTGAAATGCCCCTGACGAAGGACGAGGAGCAATTGTGGCGTGCCAAGCAATATCAGCGCCTCGCCGCCCTCAATTATGAAAAGGCACTGGAAAGCGGCCGCAACCCCGACCGTCTGATCTACCAGAGGATGGGGGCGACCTATTCGCGGTTCTCACGGCGATTGATGGGAATAGAGCAATGAAGGACGAGATCCCCCCGCTCCGCATGACCGTCGAAGCCGGCAAGCTAACGCCGGCCGATGCCTTTTTCGCCGAGAGACTCGAGTCCTACCGGCATGGCACGACGATGTTCGTCCAGCCGATCACCGATCCGCAAAGCAAGAAGCGCCGGAAGTTTTGGGCGATCCTCGGGCTCGTCATCAAGAACTGCGAAACGCCCTGGCGCACCGTTAAAGACGCTGCGAACGCGATTAAGCGGACGTTCGGCCTGATGGATGACGGCGGCACGACCGGCAACGTGCGGATCATGTATCCGCGCAGCCTGAATGATCTGACCGAGCCCGAATTCGAGGAATTCTATGAAGACGCGATGCTCTATTTGCAACGCGTGACCGGGGTGGACCCGGAGACCCTTTCAAAAGAAGCGCCCGATACGGGCGACGATGAACCGCCGGCCTCCGATGGTCTCCCGGGCGCCGGCAAAGGCAGCGGCGGCGCTTCCCCCACGTCCGCCGCTGCCACCCCCGATCGGGACGAATGCATCGCCAAGTTTCTGCAATTCGCCGCCGACGAGAATACGGCGCCGCAATGGAAGCTGGAAAACCTTGTCCCGACCGTGAAAACGGCATGGGTGCAACAATCGCCCGACGATATCCCCTTTGTTGAGGCGTGCTGCCGAACGGCGGAACAGCTTATCAGAGGCGAGATCAAAGGCCCGGAGGCGTCCCGCTATCTTCACGCGCTGGCCGCCAAGCCAAAGGAGAACGGCAATGGTCACGACGGAAAAAGCCAAGCAAATCTGCGATCAGGTCAATCTGGTCGTTGATGCGATTAAACCGCACTTGGCCGGCCACTCGCCGGAGGTCCAGAGCGTCGTGCTCGCCGATCTGGTCGCCACCTTCATTGCCGGCTGGTCGCCGCGCATGCGCAAGAAGATGCTCGACGCCCTTATCGCGAACGTCGGCGATCTGATCCACGTCAACGAGATGATCCTTTTCGGCCCGGAGGGGCACCCGGATAGGGAGATGACACGCCAATGATCAGCTACCGCGAAAAAGCCAATTGCGCCGCCCGCGAGGTCAAGCAGCGGCGGTGGGTCTATTCCAGGCTCGTCGCCGAGGGCCGCATGCCGCAGCAATCCGCCGAGCGCGAAATTGAGGTTATGCAGGCCATCGCCGACGACTACTCGCGGTGGGCCGATGAGGAGGAATTGCAAGCGAGGTTGCCGCTATGACCATCAGGCCCGACCCACTTTCCTACCCGCCGCGCGGTTTGCCGCATGATGAGGCCGCGCGATATGTCGGCGTGAGCCCGACCAAATTTGACAAGCTGGTCGCAGAGCGCCGCATGCCGAAGCCCCGGCAGATCGACGGCCGCACCATATGGGATCGCGTGGAACTGGATATCGCTTTCTCCGAACTGCCGAAGAAGGGCGAAGTAAGCCGCATCGACGAGCTACTGGAAAGGAGCCGAAACGGAGCCCCCTGATTGCATTTCCGTAGTTGAAGTAGTATATTTTCTATCCTAACGTCCGGCCATGGACTTCGAATTTGACCCGGCCAAGAGCGCCACGAACCTTGAAAAGCACGGCATCGACTTTGATGCCGCGGAGGCCCTCTGGCTTGACTACCGGCTATGGAAGTCCCGGCGAAAACCGAGGACGAGCCCCGCTTTCTGGCAATCGGCAAGATCGGCGGCAAGCACTGGACAGCGGTTTTCACCCATCGCGGCACAGCCATTAGGATCATTTCGGTGCGCCGCGCCCGGGAACAGGAGATAGAGCACTATGAAAGCCTCTGAATTTGACCGGCGCTTTGATGCCGGCGACGACAGCACCGAGGCGGTGGATTGGGAGAAGGCGCAGCGCCCCAATCTGGCGCCCTTTCGCGTCAATGTCGATTTCCCTACGTGGGTGGTCGAGAAGCTGGACCGCGAGGCTCAGCGCTTGGGGATCACGCGCCAAGCGCTGATTAAGGTTTGGGTCTCTGACCGGCTGGAGGGGCGGGATGGCAAAGCTGCCTGATTATCCCGGAGCATCGTCGCGCATCAAGAACGGCAAAGAGGTCTGGCGTTACCGCGAGTCCGGCCGCAATGGGCGCCAGATCAATCTGCCCGGCAAGCCCGGCGACCCGGAATTCGAGCGCGCTTACCAGAGCGCGATCGAGGGGCGGATGATGATCGCGTCGGCTGGGATCGTCCCGATCGGGGATGCTCGGTCCTTCGGCGCGGCATGGCGGCTCTTGCAGCGCTCAAACGATTACTGGCTCGCGCTGGACGACGCCACGCAAGACAAGAACGAGCGATATATAAAAATCTTCCTGAAAACGCCCATCGTTCAGGGCGAGGAAATCACGTGGCGAGACGTGCCGGTCAAGTCCATGAAGATCAAGGACGCCCGCAAGCTGATCGAAGCACACCAACTGGAGCACCCGACCAAAGCCAAGCACTTTCTCGTCGCTTTGCGGAAGCTGATTGCGGTTGCCATCCGGGAGGAATGGATCGAGGTTGATCCGACCTATACCCTACAAGCCAGAATTCCGCCGACCGAAGGGCATGAACCGTGGCCACTCGAAATTCGGCAGAAATACGAGGCGAGGCATCCCATCGGCACGGCAGCACGGACTTGCTATGAACTGGCGTTCTGGCTTGGCAATCGGCGGTCGGATATCGCCCGCTTGAAGTGGGAGCATCTGGTCGAGGAAGAGGTGGAACTGCCGAACGGCGAGCCGGTCACGCTGTTTGCCTTTGCCTTTCGACAGAAAAAGAACAGCAAGAGGACCGGCGGCAAGGAAATGTTCCTGCCGTTGCGGCGCCAGCTGTCGGACGCGCTTGCGCCGCTGCCACGCAACACCGGCCATGTGCTCGTCAATGCTTACGGGAACCCTTTTTCGGAAAAGTCCCTGACCGGGATGATGGCGCATTGGACGAAGCAGGCCGACATTCCGCCCGGCTATACCCTCCACGGCTTGCGGCATTCCTTCGGCAACTGGCTTGCCGAGAACGGAGCGACCGCGCGCCAGATACAGGAGGCTATGGGGCATTCGTCACAGCGCGAGGCCGATCGCTATTTGAAGAAAGCGAACCGCAAGCGCCTTGTCAGCGATGCATTTTTGATCGGGGAAGACAAAGAATCGCGGCGGGAGGCGGCGCGACGAAGGGCGGGATTTCGAATCATCGAATAAGGGGCCGGCATCGGCCCTTTTGTTTGGGCCCATGTCGGGCCCTTTTTCGTGTCGGGCCGCGTCGGGCCCAATGTTGGGCCCATGTTGGGCCCAATGGAATTTTATGTAATGAAATCAAATAGATTGGTGGGCCCGGAGGGACTCGAACCCCCAACCAAGCGGTTATGAGCCGCCGGCTCTAACCATTGAGCTACAGGCCCTGCCGTCGTCGCCGGCGGTTGCGGACCAATGGCAGTCCGCTGTGCAGGCTCTAGCGTAAAACCTTTTTGCCGACAAGCCATTGCCGCAATAGCTACACAATCGGTAAGCATGGAATCGAGGATAAACAACCGGAGAGAAACGTCCATGTTTTCTACACGCATTGCCCGTACCGTTCATGTCGCCGCAGTCGCAGCCGCATTTGCCGGCGCCTTTGCAGCCGCGGCGGCGGCGCAGGAGAGCACCGCCGGCAAGGGAGATGGCAAGGGGCGCCCGGACGGTGTCAGGGGCCGTCAGGCGGTGATCAAGGTCTCCGGCGAGGGCCGCTCGACGACCGCTCCGGACATGGCGATTTTGCAGCTCAGCGTCGTCAAGGACGCCAAGACCGCGCGCGAAGCGCTCGATGCCAACAACAAGGCGATGGCGGACGTGCTCTCGGCATTGAAGCAGGCCGGGATCGCCGAGCGCGACCTGCAGACGAGCGGCTTCTCGATCAATCCGCAATATCACTATCCGCCGAACAATGATGGCGGTAATCGGCCGCCGGAACTGGTGGGCTATCAGGTCGTCAACGGCGTCGGCGTGCGCGTGCGGGATCTGGGACAGCTCGGCGAGATCCTGGACAAGTCCGTGACCCTCGGCGTCAATCAGGGCGGCGGCATCGAGTTCACCAACGACAAGCCGGATGCCGTGATCACGGAAGCCCGCAAGGCCGCAGTCGCCGACGCCATCAACAAAGCCAAGGTTCTGGCCGAGGCGGCGGGGGTCTCGCTCGGACGCGTGATCGAGATCGCGGAGCAGCCCTCCCGGCCCGAACCGATCCCCGTGGTCCGCAGCATGGCGAAGGAATTTGCCGCCGCCGATTCGGTTCCGATGGCGACCGGCGAGAATGCCTATAACGTCACCGTCAACGTGACGTTCGCCGTCAATCAGTAACGGGGTCCGAAGCGCAAAGCAAAGAGCCCCCACGCCAGGGCGTGAGGGCTCCATTTCCGTCGGCCGGGGGAGACGAGACGGAAAACCGGGGATTTACCAGCGGCCGATGACCGGGCATCCGCGTGCATTGGCGAAAATGATGGCCTGGCGGTGCCCATGGCGGCGGCCTTCTACGACGACGCGGCGACCCGTGACGTCGGCAACATAGGCGCGGCGGAGACCGCGATCGCGTGCCTTTTCGACGGCGAGGCCGGGTGCACAGCGGCCGCGACGGTCGCGGCGGTCATAGTGCCGGCGATCGCGCCAGTCGTCGTGGCGGTCATAGTCGCGGTAGTGGACGCCGCCGCCCGGACCCAATTCCAGGGTGAGCGACTGAGCCGAGGCCGTGGAAACCAGACCGGTCAATCCGATCACTGCAGCGACGGCGGCGTTAACGAGGAACTTTTTCATTGCTTTTCTCCGGTGTGACGAAGCGGTTCTGGTTGACGATTGAGGCAAACATAGGCCCGCAAAACTGAACGGCACCGGAACCCTCCGTTCATGCAGTATTCAGGTTCATCACGCCGCCGACGCGCCATGAATCGCTCCAAACCCCCGGTACATTCCGGCAGGCCAAGTTGTTGATCCGACAGGCTAAGAGCACTTCAGAAACGTGTATAAAGGTTCTTCGTCCGGACGCGTTGGCGTCAGACGGTTAAGACGGGCTCACCCAGCCAGCTCGCGCTCGAAGAGGCGGCTGTTGCGATAGTGGCTGAGTCGCGCAATGAGACCGTCCTCGATCTCGAAGACGAAGACGCTCGCAATGGAATAGGCCTGACCGGAGGCTTCGGGAAAGCCGGCCATCGTCTCGCGATAGGTACCGCGCGCGGTCGTATCCGCCGCCACCCGCTCACCGCCGGCGTCCCGCATCAACACGACGTCGCCGAAGCTCTCGTCGAAATGGCGGAAATAATTCATCACCCAGCTCCTGAGCGCGCCGGCGCCGAGGGTTCGCTCCCCGGTGGGCGAGTCGAACGCGACGTCCTCGCCGACGAGACGCGAAAGCGTGTCGAAGTCGCGGTCGTTCAGGGCTTCGATGAAACGGCTGGCTGTCGTCTGGGCGTCTGTCATTTTCTCCTCCGAATTGTCCCCCGGGGGGTGCGGATAGAAAGTTGGACTGCTTCATAAGTTCAGGCCGAGGCTCTGACGATACTCAACCGGGCTGAGCGATCCCAGCGATATCTTGATACGCT